TATCTAATACTGGATATAGTGACCACGTAGATTTCACTAAATTTCTACAGCCTGATGGTTCACCGTGGGGCGGCAACATTGATTCCCAGCATGTTTCTGATGCAGGATATGGGGCCATGGACTCCAACAGTATTCACGGAGGGTAGAATGCCTAAAGTTATTCCAGATAAAATTAGATTAAAAGCCATGGAATTGTATCTAGAAGGGAACACAGTCCCGGCAATTTCTGCTGCGTTGGGGACTGAATTTAACGTAGAGGTTAAAATTCCTACTATTTATGCTTGGTCGAAACAATATAAGTGGAAAGAAGATAAAGTAGAAGCAAGAACTGCTGCGGTAGAAACTCTTAAAGAATCGGAAACGCAACGTTATGCTAGAATTCAAGAAGAGCATTTAACTGATTACGGCAGATTGAGAAAGAAGGCATCAGCAGAATTAGATGGTCATATGTTTGATAGACCATTTGAGGCTGCTAAAGCCTTAGATATAGGGATTAAAGGGGAACGGATTGTAATAGAAGGGATGATAAATTTACAGTTTGTTCAGGATATAATGAGCGTATTGGTTGAAGAAGTAAAGGATGCTGATACCTTGAAACGGATAGCGTTTAAATTAAAAGCTTTAACACAAACACAGGATGCGAATGGAAATTAATAACAATGGTGCCACTACATTTGATGATGCATTCTCTAGATTAGCTGAAGGCTTACAAACTCACCAAAGTATTAAGGTTGGGAGTTTTTGGGAATTTCTGCGGGATATTTGGAGCTTAAGTTATGATAATCCTGAGTACTTTAAAGCATGGCATGTTGGTGTTGTTGCAGAGGATATTGAAGGATGTCTAGAAGACGGACTTAATTACTGTGCTATACTACCACGGTTCCATTTTAAATCAACTATTCTTGGACACGCTTTCTCAGTGTGGAGACTCTTAAAGGCTCCTAGAGATTGTTCGGTACTCTATTTATCATACAGTGATTTAATGGCTAGGTACCACATAGCTGAAATTAATAAGACAGTTCAACGGAACCCCATTCTCACTCAATGGATGGTAAGCCGTTCTCCCAAAGCTGACTATTCCTTTAGATATCATATTAATAAGCAGCCTATGGAAATATCCCACGGCGGTCTTTTTTCATTTAAGAGAGGTATGCATGTTAATGGTGCTTTAATCGCTGATGACGTATTGCGTGACCCAGAGAACCCATTAAACTTATCCCAATTAACTAAAGTAGAAGACCATTTTTTGACAGAGACGATGTTTATTCCCCTAAAAGGGATTCCGGTCATTGTCCTAGGGACTCCTATGCTACCTGGAGATTTGTTAACTGTCCTTCAAAAAGATGAACGTTTTAAAACTAGGGTACTTCCTGCCTTAGACCCAGTACCAGGAAGACGGGTTCTAATGCCTGAATTATATAGTGAAGAATGGCTACTACAACAACAAAGGGCCAGACCTAAAGCGTTTGCATCCGAGTTTTTATTGCAGCCGTATTTTTCTACGGAAGCTTATTTTAATGAAGAAGACATTAGGGGATGCGAAGACCCCAATTTAGTTAATCACCCCGTTAATAAGGCTTACAGTCCTCTTGAAGACGGAGATTTATTTGCGGGGTTCGATGTCGGTAAGAAACGGCACCCATCTCATTTAGTCATCTTTAGAAAGATAGGAGATAGAATAGAACAGATTCATCAGTCTTGGTTAGATGGGTGGTCGTACTCAGATCAAATTGAATATTTAAATGATGTTGTAGATAAATTCCATATTATGCGGGGGTATATTGATAACACTAGAGGGGAATTAGAAGATAGAGGCTTAAACAATGTTTGGGACGCAATGCACTTTACTACAAAGTCCAAGAATACAATGGCTCAAGTATTTGAGTCATATGTACACTCCGGTAGATTAAAATTATTAGCTGACGAAAGACAGCGTGGGCAGATACTATGTGTTAGTAATGACTTGAAAGCTCCCGATACTCCTATGGGACATGGAGATTCCTTCTTTTCAATTGCTATGGCGTTGTATGCTGCGTATGAATCTTCCTTGAACAGTTTTCAAAATCTAGGCAATGTGGTGGATTGGATGAATGATATATCTCCAACTACTCCATCGGGTATTGAACCTAAGGTGGCCTTGACACCGGACAACAAACTAGAGTATACTGAGGGTCAAGAAGCATTAAAGCATGGGTCAGGATTGGCCCCAGTTAACCCAATAATGGAACCGCAGAAGCCTAATCCCATTTGTGAAGAGCCACTATGTGCCCCTTCTTTTTGGGTAACAGAACGAAAATTATGCCTCTTTTGTGGGCATCGAGGATAGGAGGATTATATACATGGCAACAGTATTTGAAACCCAGCCAGCCCTTTCAGAACAATCAGAAGTTATCTTAAACCATAGATATTATTTGAAAGATAAACAGGGCCAATTAATAGAGGATTCCAGCGGCCTGTTTGCTAGAGTGGCTACGTCTATTGCTTCTGTAGATGGGACTGTGTATGGGGCGTTGCCTGTGGAAGTAGCTTTGTTAGAAAAAGACTTCTATAATATGATGGTCAGTTTAGAATTCTTGCCAAATTCTCCTACTCTTATGAATGCTGGAACAGAGCAGGGCACCCTGTCTGCTTGTTTTGTACTGCCTTTAGAAGATAGTATGGAAGCTATCATGCTGGCTGCAACCAATTCTGCTTTAGTGCAAAAGTTTGGTGGGGGAACAGGATTCTCCCTGTCCCAACTTAGACCTAAAGGAGCTAGAATTGACACCACCCATGGTAAAGCTTGTGGCCCTATTGAAGTGTTAAAGACCCTTTCTCGTGTGTCTAGTATGATTACACAAGGTGGGAAACGAGACGGGGCGAATATGGCTGTAATGTCTGTCTATCATCCTGATATTATCTCTTTTATCGAATGTAAAGCTATTGAAGGGGATATACACAACTTTAATATTTCTGTTGCCGTGGATTCCAACTTCATGGAATTGGTGAAAACTAATGCCAGGTTCCCATTAATTGACCCGAAGAATAATGAAGTAGTAGGATGGGAGCAAGCCAGTAAAGTATTTGGTATGATTATTGAGGGAGCCTGGAGAAATGGAGAACCAGGGATGATCTTTCTTGATCGAGTAAATGAAGACAATAAGGTTGGTAAAGAATATGGGGACATGATTGCTACTAATCCTTGTGGTGAACAACCTTTGCTAGGAAATGAAAGTTGTAATCTGGGGTCTATAAATCTAGCCAAGTTTTATCAGGATTCAGATAGTCTGGATTGGGCTGATTATATTGATTGGGAACGACTTACTAAAACAGTAAATTTGGCTACCCACTTTCTAGATAATGTCATAGACGCTAATAAATATGCGGTACCAGATATTGAAACAATGACTAAATCTACGAGAAAGATTGGGTTAGGTCTTATGGGATTTGCTGATTTACTCGTACAATTAAAGATTCCGTACAATAGTAAAGAGGCTCAGGTGGTAGGGGGGTCTATAATGGAATACATTAGAGCCGCCGCAGACCTTCAGTCCTTAAATTTGGGTGGTCAACGTGGCCCTTTTCCAGCATGGACTAATAGTGACTATGCAATGAATGAAAATTATCGTAATGCTTGCAGAGTAACAGTAGCTCCCACGGGAACTATTTCTATGATTGCAGGATGTGCTTCGGGCATCGAGCCTATTTTTGCGTTGGCGTGGAAAAAACAAAACATACTGGAAGGTAAGACCCTGTATTATACTAATCCCTACTTTGAACAAGTAGCTAAAGAGGAAGGATTCTATTCTAGTGCATTGATGGAAACTCTGAGTAATGGTACTTCTTTGCAAGAGATTGATGAAATCCCTCTGTGGGTAAAGGAAGTCTACCTAACTGCCCAAGAGATTTCTTCTGAAGATCATGTACAGATGCAAGCTGCCTTCCAAGCTTGGGTAGATTCAGGTATTTCTAAGACAATTAATTTTGCCACTGAAGCCACAATAGAGGATGTAGAAAAGGCATATCTATTTGCGTGGGAGTCGGGCTGTAAAGGTATCACAGTATATCGCAATGGTAGTCGAGAAAAGGAAGTCCTTGTGGCTGGACATAAAGAAGAAAACGTGGTAGACTGTGGATGTGATTCACCATTACTAGTACAAGAAAGTGGGTGTGTTTCATGTAAAAATTGTGGTTGGAGTGCTTGTGAAGTTTCTTAAAAATTGGTTGTTGTCATATAAAGCAACTCTGTTTTCAAAGGTTATGTTGGGCTTTGCATCAGTACATACTTTAGAGGATGTCTTGTTAATGTCCATCGGAAGATTCGCCCCTGTACCTCTGGTGGTTATGTATGGAATAGGGTTAGTGCTTTCTTGGCTACTGATGGGGTGTATTGTGAACGGTATATATAAGAAAATGGGGAGGGAACCCCACAGTCATTAGAAAAGGAGAATAGATATGATAGGAAACATGCTAAGGGAGAGAGAACATCAATACATAGCGACTAGAGACGAAGGTACACAGACATGGCGTATATTAGATACGTGGCATGATGCTTTGCGGGAAATGAATCCTGAGGATGATGTGGAGGATACAAGCCCTGCTGTAATTCTAGTTACAGAAGGGGGGTTCATTGCATTGGTAAAAGAAGCCTCTCGTTTAGGTATTTTGCAGAATGCAACCTCTTCTTTTATACCCGTAGATACTAGAACTGAAGAAGATTATGTAGAGGTAAATAACGAAAAAGATGAAGAACTTGCGGAAATGCGGAAAAAGATAGTAAAATATGAAGAAGAGATAAGCACACTTCGTATGTCTTCATCTAAGTCAGAGGGGAGTCTCCTGAAGGAGAAGGCTATGGATACTTTGCTTAAGCTAACTCTGGCATCGGATGTAGAAAAAATCACTAACGGTAAGGACTAGAGATGAAATTATCAGATTACCTTCCTGAAACTCCTGCTTTAGCACAAACAATGACTGATTTGAATGCCCAAATTGGCATGTTTCAGTTAATGAAAGAATCAGGAGACATAGGAACTGCGCCTACTATGGGTTTAGACCATGTAGTTAATACATGGGTACGCCATCAAATGGCGTATAGACAACAGCTTGTAATGGATATTCAAACCATTGCAATGTCTGTTGAAGAAATTCGTAGCCCCATTAGTCATATTACTAGTGAGGTTTTCAGGCGTGGGATTCAATGGAAAGCTAAGATAAAAGACCCAGACCATGAGCAACAGGAACGGTTTGGGAAGTTCTTAGAGGATTGTAACGTCTTTGACCAAAGTTTGGAAGAGGTCTTAAAACAGTTCCATTACGATATTAATACTGTCGATGACGGGTTCTTGTATTTGGCTAAAGAATATAAGAGTATGGAGGATGATACACTACGGTCTAAGATTGTAGAAATTCGTAGATTAAATCCTGCTCTAGTTGAGTTCGATTTGGATACTGCGGGATTGCCTAAAAACTCCCATTTCATATGCCCGATTCATAGGGATGAAGTTCAAGACACTCCTCAAATATGTGACCAGCCTAACTGTACACGATTATGCCAAGCCGTTATGTACAAATACTACCATCGTAATAAGCATATATATCTATTTGATAATGAAGTTATTCATATAACTAAATTCTCCCCTAGTGAAACCTATGGGTGGAGTCCTATCCTTACCGTATTTGAGAAAGCCCTTACTTTGATTGGTATGGATAAAAACTTATATAGATATTTCTTTGAGCGTAAAATGCCAGCTTCTATGATTATGGTCTTTACTGATGACCCTGAATCATTGAGGCGTGAACGTTCTAATATGGCGGCTCAAACTCGTATGGATCCTAACTTTGTCCCCATGGTAGCGGTATCAGCTAGAAATAATAGGGGCAGAGTTGACATGGTTAGGTTGTTCCACACCCTACAGGAAATGGATTACCTACCTGTACGCCAGGAAGTGCGGGAACGCATAGCTGCTATGTGGGGTGTTACTCCTGCATGGCAGGGCGCACCAGAAGCATTTGGCGGTTTGTCTACGCAAACTCAGCAACTAGTAGTTATGAGTCGTGTGGTTGAAGGTGACCAGCGTATGTTCCATGATAAAGTATTCCCGATTTTGCTGGAAGCCTTTGGAATTACAGACTGGACATTAGAGCTACCCACACCCGAAGAAAAGGCTGAAGCCACTAGAATTAGCTTTGCCCAACAAAGAGTTTCAGTGGCTAGTCAGTTGAACCAAATGGGCTTTACTGTTAGACTTCAAGACCAAGGAGCTAACCTAGAGGAAATTGCCTTCGTTATTGAAGGGGAGTCTGTACCTATGACACAGTTCCAGGGTGAGTCTCAAGCTCTTCAGATTGAACAAACTATGCAGCAAATGGAACAACAGGAGCAACAGCAACAGATGCAACAACAGCAACAGGAGATGATGGGTGGGGCATCCCCTGAAGGTGGGGAAGAAGGAGAAAGTGAGGAAAGTGAGGAAGGGGAGCCAAATGCAATGGCACAAGCCCAAGTAGCTCAAGATGAAGATGAGGACGAAGATGAAAATCTGAATGACCCAGAACCTGACGAAGAGGAAGAATAGTGACTACCCCTAAACCTGATGATGTAAAACTAGACCAATTACCTGAGAGCCAACGTAGGTATATAGATGATACTGAAAGTGGTGAACTGAGAGGGAAAGGGTTTAGGATCTATGAGGGGAAAAAGGGTGGGACATACATTGATTCCACGGCTGAGTGGATAGATGCCCACAAACAAAAAGGGGAACCCATTCAAGATGAAACGAGTCTTTTTGTAGGTTTGGTGCCCCATCCTGAACATGGTCATGATGTATATGAATATGAAAATGGGGACACAGCTACTCATGCAGAGGCTCCTAGACAGACAGAAGCAGGAAAAAATTTCGGGAAACGAGTACCTAAGAAGAGAGATAGTAAGGGTAACCTAGTAAGGGTGGAACAAAAAGAGGCTCGTAATCATGGCAACACAAAGGTTCCCCTTGATGCTGTAGATGTTCATATAGCTGTAGATAAAGACTTACCTGTTCAAGCTAAATGGAGAGATCCTCAAACTAATGAATTGGGTTATAGTTACAACCAGGAATATGCTAAAAACAAGTTGGCTAAGGGTTGGGAAAGTTTTAGGGCCAATAGCGGAGATATACAAAAGGGTGTTAGACAATTACGTAACATGAGTGTAGACCATCTTAAGAATAGTCCCACAGATACTTGTTTAGCTTTGGTAGGTTTGTTGGGTATTAGGCATGGGGGAGAGGCCCGTACCCATGATGATGGTGAACTTACTGGAATGGGGGCGGTAGACTTACGTAAACAGGATGTCTCAATAAGAGGGGATAGCATTACTCTAATTTATAGAGGAAAATGGAATAGACCCCAACGTTTTACTAAACGGAATAAAGTCGTAGCTGAAGCTATGGCGCATCATATGGAAGGTAAAAGCAAGTCAGATCGAATCTTTCATACTAGTACTGCTAGAAATAGGAAGAGATTTAAAGAATTAGCGGGTAATGATAAGGTAAAAGTAAAAGACTTACGGACAGATTACGCTAATTATACTGCGGCCTCCGCAGTTAAAGCAAACCCACCCCCGCCTAACATGTCTTCAAAAGGCTTTACAGCTTGGCAAAATCAAATAGGTAAGATAGTAGGGGAAGCTTTGGGGCATAAGAAAGAAGAAACCCGTAAAAAT